AAATAGTAAATATAAATACAAATTTTAAACAAAATCCTAAAATCAGCCTAGATAAATTATTGGCTTATAGTTTGTGGTTTAAAAGTCAAGATTGGTTTCAAAATGACAATGGTATTGTAGACTTCAATATGGAATATTTAAAATATCAAATCGGAAAAGACATAAATAGAACAACTATAAATGTTAATGGTAATCCTTTTTCAAAAGTTGATCCAGAAAATTATTATAAAACCACAGATAATTTTAATGTATTTATTATGAAAACAATATCAAACAATCAAGTCTTAATAAAACAGAATACAATTTTAAAACTTGATATTTTAATGTGTCAAAATTTATATAATTTTATTAGTCAAACAATTTCTTTATTTATTAAAAATAAGATTTCTCCAGAAGATGCGACTGAAACACAAGTAAAAAAAAATATTCAAATATTTTTAAATAATAATGAACAATATGTTTTAATCAACTTTCAATGTAAATTAGTGATATCTTATAATCAAATATTAGATCCTGAATATATTTGTGGTAGTTATTCTTTTAGTTTTAAGATTGATTTAAAAAATAATACATTTTCATTAAATAATTTTATTTTAAATTATAATGTTGATGATTGTATACCTGAACAAAATTCAGCTAATGTCAATAATGTTCAGAAAAGTGAATCCTACTTAAAAAAAGGTACTAAATTTATTAGTAATAATAAAGGAACAATAGCTGCTGGATTAGCAACAAGTGGGTTAATTTCAGTCGGTGCTTTATATTTAGCAGGTGTTCTTGGAGGCAAAAAATCTAAAAATTATAAAACTAAAAATTATAAAACTAAAAATTATAAAACTAAAAAATATAAAACTAAAAAATATAAAACTAAAAAATATAAAACTAAAAAATATAGAATTTGATAAGCTTGCTAAAAACGAATTAAAAAAATAAAGCAAATATTATTTTATTTTTTACTTACATGTTCAATTAAATTATCTAAGCCTTTATCAAAATCTATTTTAATATCCCATCCTAAATCCTTTACCTTTTGATTACTAATATAATAACGTTTATCATTAAATGGTCTGTCTTCTATATATTTTATCCATTTTTCATATTCTAATGGTTCTGGTTTAATTATTTTATTAATAAGACTATAAGCAACTTCTAATACACTATATTCTTGATGGTCATCGCTTCCTATGTTATAAATTTCACCTATTTCACCCTTTTCTAATATTAATTTTAACGCAGAACAAACATCATTTACATGTAAAAATGCTCGCACATTTGAACCATCACCTTGAATCGTAACTTGTTCTCCTGATACTAATTGTTGTATAAATCTTGGAATTAGTTTTTCAGGATATTGATTAGGACCATAAACATTATTCCCTCTTGTAATAATTATTGGCATTTTAAAGGAATGATAATATGATTTTGCTATTAATTCTGCGGCTGCTTTTGTAGCAGCATATGGATTTGTTGGACATAATACTGAACCTTCATGTTTTTTCTCTTCATTTTCGGATATCATTGATTCTCCGTAAACTTCATCTGTTGAAATGTGTATAAATTTCTGTATTTTTCCATATTTTCTACAGGCCTCTAATAAAGTATGAGTTCCTACAACATTATCATGTGTATATTGTAAGGCATTATCAAAAGAATTTTGAACGTGTGATTGCGCAGCAAAATGAATTACCGTATCTATTTGATAAATATCCAATATAGTCGATATTAAATCGTATGAACATAAATTACCTTTAATTAATTGATAACGTTCCGATTTTTTTACATTATCATCAATATTATTTTCTGAAGCACAATAATACATTGCGTCTAAATTTACAATTTTTACATCGGCGTTTTCTTTGAAATAATAATTTACAAAGTTTGAGCCTATAAATCCACAACAACCTGTTACTAACAATTTCATAATAATTAAATAATATATTAAATTTAATTATTTATAACGCCACAAATGTATAATTTACTTCCTAATTCTTTATAATAATAATCATTATATGGAACATTATATGTTAATGCCTTAGCTAATGTTTTATCACTCATTTTTAATTCTCTAATAACATCATATTTACAAGAAAATTTTCTAAGTAAAGTATTATTTAAATCAAATTGTCCAATTCCATTCTTGTATAGAATCGGTATACCATATATTTGTTCAAAATTTTGAATTAATTCATTATCACAACTATTGTATAAACAGTAATAGTGTCCATTAGTTAGAGTATTATTTTTTACTGGAATATCCAATGCCGATGAACTAGTATATCCATTTAATTGCGCAGCTGTTTTTCTATCAAAATATACATTCAAAATTTCTGTTTTATTTGCGTCTAACTTAGCAATATAACCTAGATTTTGAACTTTTGTTTCTTTAGTAGGTTGAATATTATGAATAATATTGGAATCTAAATTTCTTTCAACTAACAACCATCGAAAACCACAATAAATAGTATTTTCTTCAATTGATTTCATTATACTTGGTCTTTTTATTTGTTTATTTTCATTCATAGCTTCAGTAACTGATTCGTATACTTTAATTAATGTTAATGTTTCAGGATTAACTTTTTGAAGACGCGGTCCTAAATGAGGCATCTGCTGATTAAATCCTGTTATAACTTTTGTTTCTTTTTCATTTAGTTTATTAAGAATTAGTTGATTAGATTGTTCAAGAACAGTTATTTTATTTAATAACAATTTGTTAGTTATAAGAAGTTCTTTTAATATTTCATTGTCATTATTAATAGTTTGACCATTATTTTTTAATTTTAAATTTTCAATTTCTAATAATAATTCTCTAACTTTATAATTATAATTACCAATGTTGTCATCAATAATTTTTAATAACAATTGATACGTTAGAGTTGTTCCGATTAAAAATAATTCATTTTCGTTTTCATGTCCAGGTAAATTATTAACTTTATTTGAATGTATAACTTGATTATGATGTAAAAACGATTCAAAATCTTTAGACTTATCTACTTCAAAACAATTTAATAAAACACATTCTTCATATTTTGATTTATGTTCAGCATATCTATTTTGAATTCCTTTTCTTGATTCGCCAATTTTTACAATATATGTGCCATTTTCATAACTTTTCACTTTTATAATATAAACCAATGATCCAGAAGTAGCGAATTGTTTTAATAATACTTTTTCTTTTTCTTTAAATATTTTTTCTTCTGCTTCTTTATTTTTGTTTTCTAATTTTAAAACCTGTTTTTTTAACTCGTCACTTTCTTCTTTGGTTATTTCAAACATAATGTTTTCAAGTTTAATAAAATATTCATGAATTTCATCTGCTTTTTTTGTTCCTGCTTTTAAACAAAATCTTTTGAATGTATTAATATTTAACATAAATGTTTCTTTATTATGACCACCTTTGGTTTGAGTTGTTTGCTTTGCCAACTGGCAAAGCGATAATTTATAATCTTTATTAATTTTAAAATTTTTTTCTAATACACGTTTAGCATTTACTTTTTGACCAAATCCTAACCATTTCCATATATCATCTAGATCAATAACAAAATCATTTTTTGAATCATACTTTAAATAGCAGTAAAAACTTGATAAAAACATTTGTTGTTCATAATTTGTAAAATTATTTTTAACCTTTTCAACTAATTTTGAATGATAATCACCAGAAAGTTTGGTAATTGGATTACTTTCAATTAGATTTACGATATCTACGCTCATATTATATACTATATTACAATATTGTCTTTATATTGTTTTTTGCTTTTAATATTAAAAATCAATAATTAATATTAAAATATATAAATAATAACCACACGATATAAGGTGATCAATTTGAGTACGCTAACCCACCCATGCCACTCATAATTCTTAGAACATTGTAGTTGGTGGCATAGACACGGACCTTAGCAGTCTTGGTACCTTCAACAGTTGCGTTAGATAAGACCAATTGTAGTGTGGCATTATCAATTCTGGAGAAGTTACACGTGCCTGAAGGTTGGTGTTCCTCTGGACGAAGGGCGAATGAGTAAACATTAATACCTTCATCTGGGTTTCTGGTATGTGCTTGGTATGGTTGGACCCATGAGAAGTAAGTTCCTTCACGCTCTGAGAAACGATCTTGGCCGTTAAGTTGTAACTTGGCAGTAACAACTGGATTTTGACCCCAACAATGTAGTAACAATGAAGTTTCAGTAAGAACGAATGTACCAGCATCAGAAACAGTTGAACCATTGTTATGATCGGCAGTGGTATAATCCTTAAGGAATTCACTAATTAGAGGATTATTAGCACCTAGAGCATTTTCAAGATTGGTTACAACATCTGGGACTGGAACGTGTTGACCACCAAAGTTTGGCTCATTGTAAGGATTTTGAGGACCATGCCAGTAACCTGTGAAACCAGTTGGGATTTCATAGTCAAGAGCACCAGCATCATTGAAAAGACCACGGGCGTCAATGTATGAACCAGCATCACGTGCGGTTGAGATTGGACCACCAAAAGCGTGGATAGCATTTGGAAGAGCATCAATGGCATCAGTATAGTTGAATGGTTGAGCACCTAAGACCTTGAAAAGAAGAGCATCGCATACAAGAGATGAACAATAATCTACGTTTTGATCAGGTTGGACAACCCAGATAAGCTCTTTGACTGGATGGTTAAAGTTAAGCTTGATCTTGTTACTTGATGAACCAACAGATTCATCACCAGTGAATTGAAGTTGGGTAATCAAATATTCATGAGGATTTTGAGCAAATCTTCTACGTTCATCAGTATCTAAGAAGACATAGTCAACATATAATGAAGCAGCAACTAAAGATTGATTGTAGGCAATTGCTGCTGGAACTGGACGCCCTGGAGCATATTGTTCGCCTTTACGTAAATCAACTTGTGTATCTGCTCTGAAGTTATCAGCGTTACAACTTAGAGTAGTAACAGCCCATAAACACTCATCAATTGGTCTGATATCAAGGTTAATTTTGACTTCGTGATATTGAAGAGCAATTAATGGTAGAGCAAGACCTGGGTTGGTACAGAACCAAAATTGAAGTGGGATGTAAAGAGTTGTTTCAGGAAGAGCATTACGAGGAGCACAAACTTGACGAGGAGCTAATGAGTCACAAGGACCATCAACTTCAGCGAAGGAAGGATCTGTAATAAAAGTTAATTGAGTAATATTACCAACCATCTTGTAATAACCTGGAAGTTGTTCACAAGTCATGGTAAGTTGATTCCAAATGTGCATCCAATCACCATATTGACGATCAATTCTTTGACCACCAATCTCAACTTCAACTTGAGCAATAAGTTGCTCACCTGGATAATCTAACCAACGAGCATAAACACCTGAACCAATGCCTAGGGCAAATGAAGCAATACCCATAAGCTGGTTAATTTCAGGTAGAGTAACTTGTAAATAAGTTCTATAAGCTAGATCACCGTTTCTACTAATAGTACATTGAACACGACGACCGAAATCTGCTTGACCATTGAATGTTTGTTCAATTGATTCAATGGCAAAATTTGTATAACGTCTGTATGTTACTTTCCAGAAAGTAATTTGAGGATTACCTGTACATTTCCTCTACCTTATTTTTCAATAAGGATTAGACTATATCTTAAAAAGACCTTATTTTTTTTTTAAATAATATTCATATGTTTCACTATTCAAAATAAAATCCTCCGAAAACCATTTAGTCGTTGAACCTTCTTCTTTAAAATTTTTTATTTTTTCCAAAATATAATTTACTTGATTTGAATCTATCTCTTTTTTAGATGAATTAAACTTTACTGTAACTGGCATTAAATTTGACCAATTCCAACATTTTAATTTCTGATCTTCTACTGTCAAATCAAATTTACAAACAGGAATTATATGATCTATTGACCAAAAACTTCCATAATTATCCCAATTCATTTCATCTGTAAAATTATATTCAAACCATTCTCTCAAGTATTGAATATTACAACCAATATAATTCATTGTAGAATCATTTTTTATAAGAACTGTTCTTAAACGTGAAGCTAGTGATTTTTTTAATCTATAATTTATATTTGTTTGACTTTCTTTTTTACACCATTCAGTTTTTTGTTCTGTTAAAAATTTTGGATAGCAAGAAATACAAATCTTTTTTTTATAAAACTTTTTTAATTTGGCAAAATTTTTTAATGTTTTTTTTTCTTCACATTTTTCACATTTTACCATAAAAGTTTCTAATCTTTTTTGTCTTAGATTCTTTTTTCTTATTTTGTCATTTTCATTTAAACATGATTTACATGTTTTTGAAAAAGCATCAACAACTCTATCTGTATATTTTCTAAAATTATTTATTGGTTTAATAATTTCACACATTCCACATTGTTTTTCATCCATGTTTGTATTGTAATTATATTTTTATATATATTTTTTATATTATAAAGAAGCTTGGATGCTCATTGCCCATTTCAATTAATTTTTAAATTAATTATCATCTTATTCATTATCACTATACCCAAGTTTTTTGTCTTGGCCACAAACTTTTCACAAAATTTGTTTAGTAGAATAAGCTTTAGGGGTTTCAAGCAATTTGATTTTCTCACCAGGGGTTTTCAAATTAAGTAAATTAATTTCCCTGATTAACATCCGTGGTACTCTCTTTTTTGAGTGTCCACAAAGGGCTTTATGAATGTCTTATTTTTTCGACATTCCCCGATGTTTTTCTACCCTACAGGTTTTTAAGGTATACGTCCTGAGCACCGTAAGCTACGAGTTGCATTAATCCGCCTCCCATTTTATACATTCCTAAAAGAAAAAAAATTTTCAGAAATTAAATTAATTAAATTTATTAATTTAATTCACAACCTACTTAATTAAGATAATATTTTATTAATATCTGTATTTTCCTTCATGAATGTAGCAAGAAATTGTTCATCAAAAATTTCTTTTTTTCCTTCATGATTTTTTGTAAAAATATAAGAATTTTTTCGTTTTTTTATTGACCAACCACTATCTAAAGCATTATATAAAAATACCATTTTTTGAAACTTTATTTTGTCTACATCTATTTTTCCTTCAGAATCTTCTATCTTAACCTCTATATCCATTATATTACTAAATGAAACAAAATTTTCATTTTTAACTATTTTAGATTTACGTTTTTCAACATAATTAAATGCTTTTACACAAATCAAAACCTAAAATCAATTAATTTATATATTTTTATAAATTATCAATTAAATATTTCTCTAGTATTTTATATATTATTATTTCTATGCCGTCTTTTAAACCAAAAGCTAATAAAAAAATTAAGGTATGTAAAAAATACTCAACCACATTAGATGGTAAGCATAAAGAATTTATTAATGAATTTAATAAAGATGATTTTGATACTATTCCTAAATTAAAAGAAGAACGTTATAATTTAAAAAAACAATTAGAGATTGAAACTAATTTACTAATTGAACAAAAGATGGAAATAAAAGATAGAATTAAAGAGATTAATGAAACTATTAAAGAACTCAAAAATAAAAAAACAAATTATTTTCTTAATAACTCTAAATATATTTTTGAATATTTTGAAAATAAAAAAAATATTAATAATATTGACTCCGACAAGGATACCAAGATTATTACTTCAAAAAATCAATTACTTTTTAACATTTTTAAAATTAAACAAGAAGAATCTGATAAAGATAATAATATTACTGAAAATAAAAATAAAAATATTGTTCAAAAATATTTGAGTAATATTGATGAATCTTTTATTGATATAAATTCATATATTAGGGTAACCGATATTTGTCAAAACTGTTATAAGGGTGAAATGATTCCTCTTGACGATGAGGGTATTCTAATTTGTAATGTTTGTGCTGTTAATATTCCTTATTTAATTGAAAATGAAAAACCTAGTTATAAGGAACCACCCAAAGAAGTCTGTTTTTATGCCTACAAAAAAATTAATCATTTTAAAGAAATCTTAGCACAATTTCAAGGAAAAGAAACTACTCAAATACCTGATGATGTTATTGAACAAATTCAACAACAAATTAAAAAAGAAAGAATTTGTATTGACCAACTAACACATCATAAAACTAAAGAAATTTTAAAAAAATTGGGATTTAATAAATATTATGAACACATTGCGTTTATTAAAAATAAATTGGGAATTAAACCTCCTGTTTTTAGTCCTGAATTAGAGGATACACTTTGTAATTTATTTATGGAAATTCAATCACCTTATGCCAAAACTTGCCCTGATTATCGGGTTAATTTTTTAAATTATTATTATGTTCTTTTTAAATTTTGTGAATTATTAGAAGAAACGCATTTTTTAAATGATATACCATTATTAAAAGACCGTGAAAAACTTATTGAACAAGATGAAACTTGGAAAAAAATGTGTGTTGAATTAGATTGGGAATTTATTCCTACTGTTTAGAGCATTTTTTTATAATTTAATGCGTTTTTAAATTGATCATATTCATCTTCTTTATATGCTATTGGATTCGTTGTTACGCTTGTAGTAAATCCTCTACCACCTTTTTGTCTTTTGTTTTTTCTTAATTTTTTAGAACCTTTTTTTAATTTCCTTACTTTATTATACTTTTTAGTTTTCCTTCCTCCAAAACTCATACTTCTCTCTTCACTTGTAGTTTTATCATTTGTACTTGTACTTAAATCTGTATCCAATGAAATATATAGTTCATTTGTACCAGCAGGAGTTATAGGAGTTAAATTATTTCCATTATTTATTGACAAATCATTCGTATTTAATGTTGTATTATTCATATCTGATGAATCAGTTACATCCAAATCCGATAAGTTCATTAGCCCTAGTGTTAAATCTGATTCAGATAAGCTACTATTTGTTTCAAGCTGTGTAAATAGAGAACCCAAAGTTGAACTTGACGTTTTTACACCTCCTCTAATTTTTTTATTTCTTCGTATTAATTTTAATTTTCTTCTAGTTCCCATAATATATTCTATTTGGAATAAAATATATTATTTTATTTAATTATATTTTGTTTCCTTTTTTATTAAAAATCCATATTTTATAATTATATCCTAAATCTAAAGCTGCTTTTTGTTTTTCTAAAACATTATTTTTAGATTGGTGTGTCCATATAGATTTAACCTCTATACAGCGATTTTGTGATTTAATATAAATATCTACAAAATGTCTTCTTTTAACATTGTTATTATCCAAATACCATATCTCAGGTACCTCAGCTCTATTTGTTATCAAATCATTTTCATCTATATTCTCAATATTTATTAATTGGTCAAACGCAAAATTTTCATAACCTTGATAATTAATTATTTTACCAGAAGGCAATGTATATGTTTTTTTATTATAAGAACTATTTAACATTTTAGACGCTATATCTACATTTTGAGAATGATGAGGAACACCATATTTTAATATATTTAATTTTATCATTTTATCTTTTATTATTTCATTACACATCGGTGTTTTATAACCATATTTTAGTAAATTAGTTTCCATTGTTTTGTTTTTTATAATTATATTTTGTTGAGGATTTTCCACTCCATATTTTGCTATATTTGTTATTTTAGATTTATTTTTTATAATATAAGATTGTAAAACATATTCTGTTC